TCTATGTAGAACCATTCGTTAGCTCTCTTTCTGCTTAGTCCCTCAGCTAGAGAGTGTGCCATCTTTTCTGCTATAGCCCTATGCTTAAACTTTTTATAGGTAACTAACTCATAGTCCCGATGAGGACTGCCTGTTTGATAGCTATTACATCTATCCACAGACTCAATAGCTTTACCTATCTTGTACCAATTTCCCCAGGCCGGGTTCCTCATGATGTACACTTCTCCCTCTGGTGACAATACGTAGTTAACTAAAGAAGAAAAGGCTGCATCATTAAAAGATTTATATTTACCTGGTCTATACAATGGATGTTTTTTAGATACATATTTTCCATCAACATACATTTGTAACTTGTTATGTCTTTCACTGTGCCTTGCGTTTATTTTTTTCATGTAAAGAGCATGACATTTTTTACACTTATATATTCTACTTTGCCTCATAGAGTCTGTCCAATTAGTAGTAACATCTAATTCTTCTGTGCAAGTTATACAATACCTAACCATTAATTATCCTCCTCAGTTTATCAAAATCTTTTTCTCTTTTATATTTTAGATCATCTTCAATGTGTAAAGCATACACCGGGGACGGGTCACAATAACTCTTTAACTCTTTCGTGTACTCTATTGTTTTACCTATGACATCTGGATCAAGAGCCACAATAACCTTATCGAAAGTGTCAAGATATTCTTTATGTTCTTGCATTAGATTCGTGCCAAGTAAAGCCACACCCGTAACACCCAACAATGTTTCTCCTATAACTGTAGCTGATACACAATCCTCAACAACAACAGCCACACTTTTACAAGGTTTTATGCAATAGGTATACTGTCTGCCCTGGCCTCCATACCTATACCATTTTGGATGTGCATCATACAATGCCCGTCCTATCGCATCCACCATTCTACCATTCTTGTATATAGGAAACACAGCCCTTGATGTTTTCGCATCATAAAATAGTTCTATCTTTATATCCCACCTGGACCTAAAACGCTGCACATAAGAGTTGTTGCCATCTGTTATATACTCCGGGAGCACAAAAGTTTCTTGTGGCTTGCTGTCTGATTCCCCCTGTAGTTTTTTCCTTATTGTGTCAGCTAACATGTTTGTGGTGTAGGAGCCCTTAAGATCACAAGAGGCCCGGTAACAATTGTAAAGTAACATCCCGTCTTGATTGCTAATTGAAAACTTTTTTATGCCCTTACACCTGGGG